ATTGGTGAAGAGATAGTATTTCCTGCACTGACTGACTTACAAAAAATTAAATTAGAAAAACCATACTATTATTTAAACGTAGATGGTGAACGATTACACCTGGAAAACGTAAAATTTTTAAAACAACAAAGTCTATTTCAAGAAGCATGTATGGAACAGTTAGATTTTAAACCACCAACAGTAAAACCAAAAGACTGGGACATGATAATAAATCCACTAATGAAGAACCACGAACCAATAGATCCACCAGAAGGTGTGACTACACAAGACCAATTACAAAATCATTTGGAAGAGTATTGTCTAAACAGACAAGTATCAACAGACAAAAACGATCTAAAAAAAGGTGGTGTGTGGACTAGTGATGGCAATCACCATTTTGTGTTTGACAGATTTTATAATCAGTTTTTAATTAGAAAACGTTGGGATATAAATTATCAACGTACGGCGCAGATGTTAAAAGAAACATGTAACTGTGATGACAAACGTATTGGTAAAGAAAGAATTTCTGTGTTTGTTGTAAAACAGTTTGATAAAAAAACAGATGACTACAATCAAAAAGAATTGAAACCAAAGGATGTATTTTAATGATATCAGAACAATTACATTTATTTGAAGAGTTTACTGAAAAAAATTTAATTAAAGATGTAGATTATGTAGATTTACATTCTTTACCGTACGACCCACAAAGAAAAAAATATAGTTATAATGATTTACAATATAGTGCTTTACCAAAAGGTAAGTACACTGTTTATAAAACAGGTGGAGTTAATACTTTTTATAAAGAAAGAGAAGACATATTTCCTTATGTCAAAAATAATGATACAGGAAAAATTATATATCCTGTTCCAACAAAAACAGATCTATATCCTAAACTAGGATTAAAAACTACTTGTGGTAAAACTATTTTAGCTCGTATGCATAGAATACTTGGATTAGCTTTTATAAAAAACCCAGACTTATATAATGGTAAAGAGTGGGTTGTTGGACACATAGATGATGATGTTTTTAATTATAGATTAAGTAATTTAAAATGGCTTACTCAACAACAAAATTTAAAAAATGTAAATAAAGGATCTAAAACAGCTAACACACAATTAGTATTGCAAACTTTAAAAGGACAATTTGAATGAGAACAATAGTATTAGGACCACCAGGAACAGGCAAAACAACCACGCTGTTAAATAAAGTAGATGATTATTTAAAACAAACAGATCCTGACAAGATAGGTTACTTTGCATTTACACAGAAAGCTGCACACGAAGCACGAGACAGAGCAATTAAAAAATTTAATTTAACAGAAGATGATCTACCGTATTTTAGAACACTACACTCACTAGCATTCAGAAAGTTAGGATTAAAAAAAGATCAAGTTATGCAACCGAGACATTACAAAGACCTAGGTAAGAAGTTAGGTTTTCCTGTAACATACGCTGACTACCAAGAAGACCAAGGTGGTATTTTTACATCAGACAGTGAGTATCTACGAATTATCCAGCTAGCACAACTACGTAACATTACACCAGAACAACAGTTTGATTTACAAGAACACACGCAGGACCTGGAAAGAGATCAACTTAGAATTATACACAACGAGTTAGGAAGATATAAAAAAGAATATAATTTAATAGATTTTAATGACATGATTTTAGAATTTACAAAGTCAGACAAATCACCAAAGTTTGATGTAGTATTTATAGATGAAGCACAAGATCTATCATTAATGCAATGGGATATGACACGATCTATTTGGAATAAAACAAAAGATTCTTTTATTGCAGGTGATGACGATCAAGCAATATTTAGATGGGCTGGTGCAGACGTAGATTCTTTTATAGCGTTAGAAGGACAATACCTACCACTAACACAGTCTTACAGAATACCTGCTAAAGTACACGGATTAGCAATGGGTATAATAAATAAAATTAGAAATAGAATAGATAAAACGTGGCAACCAAGAGTTAGTCAAGGAAATTTACACAGGCATTTTGATATAGATAGCATAGACATGACAAAAGGTGATTGGTTAATATTAAGTCGAACAAGACACATGTTAACAGATATAGAAGAGTCTTTGTATAGACAAGGATTGTATTATGAAAATAGATATAAACGAAGTAGTGAAAAAGAATTACATAACGCAGCTACATCATGGGAACATTTACGACAAGGACAATTAGTTTCATATAAAGAAATAGAAAATATAATTAAATTTATGGGACCTAAAAATTGGGATTCTAAAAAAATAAAAGGTATGGCCAAAGGATCTTTTTATGGCATGGACCAACTTACAAATGATTATGGTTTGCAAGTTAAAACAGAATGGTATGAAGCATTTGATAATGCAGGGCAAACAAAAGTAAATTATTTAAGAAAGATGAGAAAGAATGGCGAAAAACTAAACGAAAAACCTAGGATAGAATTGTCAACTATACATGCAGCCAAAGGTGGAGAAGCAACTAATGTTGTATTACTAACTGATCTTACAGAAAATACTATGCGAGGTTATGAAAGAAACCCAGATGATGAGAATAGATTATTTTACGTAGGTGCAACAAGAACAAAAGAAAATTTACATATAATCGAACCAAAAAAATATGAGAAAGGTTATTTACTATGAAAAAGAAAAGCGTTTGGGATAAGCAGCATGGCGGATCCCACTATCAAAAATTTACGATACAGCCCAGCAAGTTTGTAGTTGAGAATGAGTTGCTATTCCCGGAAGGATGCGCTATAAAATATATCTGTCGTCATCGACTGAAAGGAAAGAAACAAGACATATTGAAAGCTATACACTTTTTAGAAATGATTATTGAAAGGGACTATGATGCAGACACCTCTATTTAAACCACAGACAGAGTGGCTACCACCAGAAAATTTTCCAGACTTATCTAAGTATGATGAAATTGCAATTGACTTAGAAACTAAAGATCCAGACCTAATGAAAATGGGGTCAGGTTCTGTAGTTGGTAAAGGTGATGTAACGGGTATAGCTGTAGCCGTGCCAGGTTGGTCAGGTTACTATCCAATTGCTCACGAGGGTGGTGGTAACATGGATCGTAAAAAAGTTTTAAAATGGTTTCAAGGTGTATTAAATACACCCGCTATAAAAATATTTCACAACGCCATGTATGACGTGTGTTGGATACAAGCGCTCGGTTTAAGTGTCAGCGGTAAAATTGTGGACACGATGATTGCATCGGCCCTTGTTGATGAAAATCAAATGCGCTATGACTTAAACAACTGTGCTAAACGATACACTGGTAAAGGTAAAAATGAAACAGATTTATATCAAGCAGCAAAAGATTGGGGTGTTGACGCCAAAGCAGAAATGTATAAACTACCTGCCATTTATGTAGGTGCGTACGCAGAAAAAGATGCAGAGATAACTTTAGAGTTATGGCAAGAACTTAAAAAAGAAATACTTCACCAAGACATACAATCTATTTTTGATCTCGAGACGGAACTTTTTCCTTGTCTGGTGGCCATGCGATTTCGTGGGGTTCGAGTGGACGTTCAAAAAGCTCATACAATGAAGCAAGAATTAGCATCACAAGAAGATAAGTTAATCCAACAAGTAAAAAAAGCAACAGGCATAGATACTCAAATATGGGCAGCAAGAAGTATTGCACAAGTTTTTGATAAACTAAAACTAGACTACGATAGAACTGAGAAAACATCTGCACCTTCCTTTACTAAAAACTTTTTACAGAATCACCCCCACCCAACTGTGAAACTAATTGCCCAGGCTCGTGAAATAAACAAGGCCCATACCACGTTTATTGATACCATAATTAAGTATTCACATAAAGATAGAATACATGCAGAGATCAATCAGCTTAGATCCGATAATGGCGGAACTGTGACTGGTAGATTCTCATACTCAAATCCAAATTTACAGCAAATACCAGCTAGAAACAAAGACCTTGGACCACGGATTAGGGCCTTATTTGTGCCCGAGGAGGGCCATACATGGGGTTGTTTTGACTATTCTCAACAAGAGCCTAGGCTGGTGGTGCATTATGCAGCTTTACAGAATCTCTATGGAGTGGGCGATGTATTGGATGCGTATCGCGATGGCGATGCTGACTTTCACACGATCGTTGCTGATATGGCAGAGATACCTAGATCGCAGGCCAAGACAATAAATCTTGGTCTGTTCTATGGTATGGGTAAAAATAAATTACAAGCAGAGCTAGGTATATCTAAAGATAAGTCTGATGCATTGTTTAGACAATATCATAACAAAGTACCATTTGTTAAAATGTTAATGGATAATGTTATGAGCAGGGCACAAGACTCTGGTCGAATCCGTACATTGTTAGGAAGACTATGTAGGTTTCATCTATGGGAACCGAATCAGTTTGGTATACACAAAGCTTTACCACATGATGCAGCGCTCATGGAACACGGACCAGGAATTAAACGTGCTTACACTTACAAAGCATTAAACAAATTAATACAAGGATCAGCAGCTGACATGACAAAAAAAGCTATGATAGAATTACACAAAGAAGGTATCATACCGCATATACAAGTGCATGATGAACTTGATATATCTGTTGAGAGCCCTGAACATGCAGAAAAAATAAAAGACATTATGGAATCTGCTGTTGATTTAGAGGTACCTAACAAAGTAGATTACGAATCAGGCCCTAATTGGGGCCAAATAAAATGAAAATTTTAAATGATGATTGTGTTATTACAAACCATGAAGATATTAAAGTTGTAGATAATTTTTTTACTAAAGAATGTTTAGAGATATTAAAAATTAGAGTTTTATACAGTAAATATTTTGATCAAAAATATTCATCTTATCTTGCAATTGATTATTTTCCAACTCAAGATTATTTAACAGATTTAATTGCTAGTGAAATAAATAATAAATTTGATGTTCCAGAGTTTCAAAGAGCCTGGAGTTTTCTTTACACAAAAAATAAATCTGGTGTAGGTCTGCACTGTGATCCATCTGTAATAAATTTAAATATTTGGGTTTCATCAAATGAAAGTGTATTAAACCCAGAAAAAAATGGTCTACATATTTACAAAGTTATACCTCCAAAAAAATGGACAAGAGAGGATTGGAATAACAACTCAGAAAAAAGTTTAGAATATGTTAGATCAAAAAATGTAGAGCCTGTTAAAATTAATTATAAAAGTAATAGAGCAATTTTTTTCAATGGTGCTTATTTTCATAAAACAAATGAAGTTTCTATGAAAAAAGGTTTTGAAAACAGAAGAATAAGTTATACATTGTTATTTGGAAATAACTTAGAATAAAAAGAAAAAATAATGAAAATATGGCTTACTTAAATGCAAATATTCCTATACAATACGCGCAAATAAAAAAGGAGTATTTATATGACCTTAGAAAACATCATGGCGAAGTTGAAGACTGTATTATCTTCGGTATTAGCAGCCTTACAGGTCGTGCTATCTTATGGCATGCACTTATGGAAAACGGCGCTGTATTTTATCGTCTCCCGATTAGCGCCTTCATACAAAGAGGTTTTAACAGAGAAGAAGTTCCTGAACGTAGACTTGATGAATTGGAGTTATGGAATTCTTTTAGTTATTATCCTGCTGTTACTACTTGGGATGTTTTAACAGCCGCATCCGGCAAATACATTGGTAAAGATAAGAAGTGGCATCATGGTAAGTATTTATTTACCGTTGACTGGGGACACCCAGATGCTAATATATTAAATTCTGATCATTCAGAGATTCCGCACGAGCATAAGTGCGCCCACATAATTGCGTTGAACGACGGCAACTATGCAGCACAACCCAACAACAGATGTATATGGGATCTACCTTCATTTACTGTTAAGGATAATATTCCTGACTGGAAGGTACAAACTAACGAATGGAACGTAGAAGATACGGGCCAATGGAAAACAGAAGATACTGATAAGTTCTTCTATGAAATTGAGGAAAAGAAAAAATGAATTTAGCAGATTTATTAAAAAAGAATTTTGTATTAGTACCAGTAGTAGCTTCAGTGCTAGTTGGTACATTTACTGGCGTTCGTTATATTGTTAATCTTACAGATACAATAAATTCAAACCAGCAAGAAATTGTAGATCTTAAAAGAGATTTAAAAGTTGCTGAAGATAAAATTGTAGACCAAAACACAAGACTAACTTCTGCAGAATCTACTTGGCAGATGGCAGAAAATTTATATAGACAACTGGCCGATCAAGTTAGAGAACACGACTATGATATTAAGGATTTAAACAGGTAATGCATGGAGGTTCTCAGGATGAATTATTATTTTACAGGACTACTAATCTTGGCGATGACAATCTTAGCATTGTTTGTAGAACCTGCGTATCCTAGAAACGAATACCTTAACGACTATGGTGTAAGATGTGGTGAAATGGAAGTAAGCACAGAAAGACGTGATACTGATTATAATTATTCTGACAGCAGCACTAATGAACAACAGTATTTAAGATTTACCTACAGAAAATATTTAGGCACAGACTGTAAAACAGCAAAAGAAAACGTACAACTAAAACAACAATTAGAATTGATGAAGATGTGTGGTAGGGTAAATAGTAATCCTAGTCTTGCACAGAATGAAAACTTTAGACTGTTAGTTATGAAATGTAGAGGTGTGACTCCTGCAAGAGATAACACTAGACCATCTGATTCTCAAAGTTTGTGGGACGATATGAAAGATGACTACAAAAAAGAGAACCCTGATGTTAAATTAATGAATGATAAGCTTATAGGACCTAAGAAAAGCAAATTGAAAATGCCACCAAAAGATTATATACTTCCGTTACCAAAACCAAAAGTAGATGAATAAAAAACCATTAAATATATCTGAAGAGGCCGCTGTGCAGATGCCGATGAAGACGGTTGCTAGCTTAATTCTGCTCGTCGCAGCCGGCGTGTTCGCATACACCGAGTTGACTGCCAGGTTAGTATCTCTGGAGACATCACGTGAGTTGTTTGAGGCTGATCTGCTCAAGAAGAGTGAACAATTGCCCACGGACCAAGAACAGTACATGCTCCTGGAGGCAGTTTTTTCTGACGTAGAGAAGCTACAAAAAAATCAAGAACAGAACATGACAAACAAAGTCAACATAGAATTTACTCAAAAACAATTAGAAAAATTATTAACTGATGTAGAAAAACTAAAAGATAAAGTTAGACAAAATGGGAGTTATGCAAATGACTGAAGTAACAGAAGTTGTAATAGCTTTACTTATGCTGGTTAATGGAGAGATGAAAGAAGCACGTATACAGACTGGATATGCTGAATGTATAAAAGGTGCACGTGTCGCTAAACGTGGTTTAAAAATTAATAGTAATATTAAATATTCTTGCATAAAATGTGAGGCAATATTAGAGGATAATATTGATGGATCAAAATCAATTAAAAAGTTAATAATAAAGTAATGGTAAAAATACAGGCAGAAATAGTTAATGGTAGATGTCCAACTTGTGATGAGTTTACAACTTTAGTAGGTCTTGATAAAGCTTTTTATAGATGTATGACTTGTGGCGCAGATTTAGAGCAACATGTTAATGGTAAAATAACTTATCTACCTGTCATGACTGCACGTCCTGATGGTGGTGTGCCATTTGTTAAGGACTGGCTTGAATGAAAAAAGCTAAAGGTCTTTACGCAAAGGTAGCACACGAACCTATATTTCACAAAACAAGTATAGGTAGAAATCCTAGTAAATGCAAAATGAACAAAAGTAAGCGGCGTTCGTATAAAAAATATCGTGGCCAGGGTTGACAGATATCCTAAATTATCCTAGACTCTAGGTATGAAAGAAAAAAAACTAACTATAATTGGCAAAGACATAACTCAAAAACAATGGTCTAATTTAATACTAGAATTAAATCTAATTAAAAAAGCATGGGAAAGATATGCAAAAATAGATTTGAATGGTTCTGGTGTAAAAAAAATCATAGCACATGGAACAAAAAACTTTGACTCAAAAGTATTGCCAGACGAAGATTGATGACGCCGCAAATATGTGGAACAAAACTAAAGATCCATATTATAAAGATCTTTGGTATAAACTTATAAAGGAGTTTGTAAATGGAGCTGATTATTTTAAACGACGGACTGTATCAATTAATTCCGTTGTCAAAGCAGATGATGGAACATGTATCTTTATTGGAACCAGTAAACTGCATGGACCTATGCGAGATACTAAGACTAAAACTAACAGGATACGTAGACACACTAAACCTACACATCATGAATGATGGTAGTGGATCTTTAGTTGGTTGTATTTGTAGATAAACCTATCCTAAAGAGGGAAAAAATAAGGATAGGTTATTGTGGTGAGATAACTTGCCATAACACATTCTTGCCTTAATTTCAAATAGTTTTGTCTGGAGTACAATAAAACTTAATAAACATATTATATTTGTTTACTTCTTCAGGACCTAATTGTTTCATTTTTATAGTAGATTGTTCATAGCCAAACATTAAACAATCATACTGATTGTCGAATCTTTGTGGCCATTCATAGGGTTCTAAACAAGTACCTGCTACTTGTGAACAAATAACTAAAATTAATAATATTTTCATACTTGACAAATCTCCTCTATATCCTATATATTGCTCATAAATAAATGAAAGGAAGGTCTATGACCGATATAACTAAATATAGAAATGTTTCATTAACACATGAAACATACAAGACATTGATAAGTTTGTCGAAGGTATTATTGCCCGATGCAACTTTATCAATCAGTAAAACCATTGAATCAATTGCAAATGAGAAAGCGAAGAAATTAAATGGAAAAATTAAAAAAGTATAACGAACATGCAATGATATGTCCTAACTGTAAAGGTAATGGATATATTAAATTAGTATTAGAAGAAGGTAGAGAACACGTTGTGGCACAATGCCCTGAGTGTGACTCGGAAGGAGAAATATATGTGGATGAGTCCCAAGTTATTGAGTCTTATATCGATGCTGATCCTGTTACAGGTGATGCTCACAAGCTGCACTAGAGATCTAAAGTTTGATGGGTTTGACCCAACAACATCAGTAGTGAAGTGGGTGTTTACAGGAGATAAAGAATGATAGGTTTGTTTTTTATAGGTATTGTAGTTTCAGTTATTGTAATGGCTATCTTAATACATGTGAGGAAATATGATTCCTGATACAGACAAAGCATACATTGCAGGATTGTTTGATGGTGAAGGTAGTATTCATTTTAAACGAGCACCTGAAAAGAAAAAGAAACATCGAGGTAAACCTGGGTATAGGTGGTCTAATAGTTTAAGACTATCTATGGAAATTACAATGACAGATCAATCTGTGTTAAGGTGGGTCCACGAAGTGTTAGGTGTTGGTACATTAAATAAAAAACCTAGAAAAGGTAAACGCGTAGATGGTACTAAATATCTTATGCAATACAGGTGGCGTGCTACATTTAGAGATGCATACTATGTTTGTTGTTTGATTTGGCCTTGGGCGCATACAAAGTTACCAAAGATTAATCAAGTCATGGAACATTACGCAGGACATGTGATGAATGGTAAAGTAGTTTCGTTAGAAGAATATAAACAAGCGATGAGTTTAGAATAATGTTTGATAAATTTATATACGAAGGATTACATTTTATAATGAAGTATGCAGGTCAACTTAATGCATGGGCCTGGAGAGAACATGTTAAAATATTAAAACGTAAACAAAACATACAACATGAAAAGATATTACGTGATCAAGAGAACCGTGAGTATTTAGAGGAATTAAAAAGAAAACTATGAAGAATAAAAAATTTAAATATGATGGTAAATCTAGACCCTCAACTGACTTATATAAAGAAAACTTTGATAGAATATTTAAAACTAATCCTGTTGCGAAAGAGGTTAGGACTCCTAAGTTTAAATCTAAAGTAATAGATAGTAAAAAAATATACGATAGAAAAAAAGAACAGGACGAATTAAGAGAGAGTTACGAACAGTCTGTTCGTAATAGATTGGAACGTACCCATGATGAGTGATGAAGATATCGCTGAATACCATAATATTGGTAAAAAATCTGGAATAAAAAAGAATAATAAATACAGCTATATACGAGGAAAACAGCTCACGGACCCCGGAACAGGGACCAGGGTTTATGACATAGATAATTCTAGACTTCCGTCTGTGACTACGATATTAGGAGCCACCAAAAATAAACAATTTCTAAAAGACTGGAAGGCCAAAGTTGGAGAAGAAGAAGCAGAGCGAATCAAGAATGTATCTAGTGCACGGGGTACCTGTATGCACAAATTCCTCGAGCACTATGTTCTCGGCACTGGCTGTGTTGATCTTACAGCAGTCGGACAAGAGGCGCGTCCCATGGCCGACAAAATTATTGAGATTGGTCTTGCGCCAGTGGAAGAGTATTATGGCTCTGAAGTCATGTTACACTACCCGGGTTTATATGCGGGCTCAACAGATTTGGTTTGCATGCATAATGGCAAAGAAACTATTGTTGACTTCAAACAAAGTAATCGTCCGAAGAGGGAAGAATGGATCGAAGATTATTATCTGCAGATTGCCATGTACGCAATGGCACACGACTACGTCTACGGCAGCAAGATTGAACAAGGAGTTATCATGGTCTGCACGCCTGACTTATATTATCAAGAATTCAAAACAGAAGGCGCTGACCTTCGAGCCTGGAAACACAAGGCACTAAAACGAATCAACATGTATAATGAATTAATACATGATGAGAAAGAAAGAGCTAAAGTTAACCTAAACCCGGAGGATTTTTTTAATGGCGCGTAAAAAACTAGAATTGCATGGATATTATTTTGATGGTAAACAAACGTATACTATGTACATTGATGAAGATGGTAAAATTGTAATGAAAAAGGAGAAATTATGAATGACAAACTTAGAAACGTTCTAAAGAAGAGATATGAAGCTGACATAGAAGACGCTAAATACAAGATAAAATGCTATAGCGATCAAGAGTTAATCATACCTGAACACCCAGATATTACAGGCGAAGTTGACAAATTGTTACTAAAAATGGCAGAAGCTCACGACAAATTGGCAGTAATGAGTCTGCATTATGGCAAAAAAGAGGCAGATAAAAATATATTGTGATAATTATGCCACAATTGTGGTAAATATATCACACCAAAACTCCAGTGTATATGTATGGTAAAAAAAATAAAAAAAAAAATAAAAACTACTCTAGAAAAAGTGTCTAATCTGTCACTTTGATTAAAAGTGTTGGTATATATAGCTAATGTCTGCCAAATTATGGTTTTAAAAAGTGTCATGTGACAGAAAATAGTGTCACCTTACAAAATATTACAGATTGCCTATGCGCGCGCGATACAAAAATCTGGTAAAACTGATTTTTTTTAGATACATATACAGAAATGAAATCCAAGAAAAAATCGAGAAGAATTAACAGCTACACTAAACCAAAGACTGTCAAAGAGTCTGTTGTGTTTCCGTATAAACGTGTACGAATCGATTGGATTGACATCATCACTGAAGGCGGTTGGGGTTCTGAAGTAGAATTTAAAAATATGAAACTAGCTACACCTGTAAGTGAAGGTTGGTTATTTAGTAAAGATGATGAGACTGTAAGAATCTTTGCTGGGTACGATGTAGAAGCTGATGGCTCTATTCATTTTTCGGAGAGATCGGTTTTTCCAACTTCTTGTGTGAAGAAGATAACTCGGATTCATTAGGTGTCACATTTAGAAGAGGTGCGTAGTCGTCTAAAATTTGTTTCATTTTTGCTTCTAGTTCCTGTTCTGACATGTCTTCTAATTTCCCAGTTTTTATTATTTTGCGGTCTATGTATAGCCCTGCTGCTTTACCTCTACTTACTTCAGCGTTTACAGCAGATGAGAAACTACCTTTCTTCAAAGCCGCTTGTTTAATTCTATCTAATTCAGCTATGTGTTTTGCATAACTAACTTCATGTTTTTGTAATCGTTCGTCCTGTAGTTTACCTATGTATTGTACTACCAGTGGTGATAGTCTTGGATTAGTAAGCTCACTACCTTCAACACGTGATCGTTTGGGTGAGTATCCTGCTAGCTCTGCTGCTTCAGATTTAGATACAGGTCCGTCAGGTCCACCAAATATTAAATATTCAGCAAATCTTTTTTGCATTTCTGTTAATCTTTTAGGCACTCCCATGTTGACAATTTAAGGTAACTCTCCTATAAAGTCAAGGTATGAAAGATAAGCGTACATATACACATTTGAAAGAACATGGAGAAGACATGAGTCACGAAAACGAAAGCAAGGTAGACCCTAAAGAAGATAGAAGTTCGTTAGATCTAACTTTTATGATAGAACAACACAAGAAAGAAATTTGGGAGTATAAACAAAAAGAGTCTGAATGGATTAAAACAGAAAATTTAGCAATTGGTTACAAAAAAGTTATAGAAGAATTAAGTGCTAAGTTAATTGATCAAGTAAGAATAATTGCAGAATTAGAAAAAGAAATAGAAAGACTTGTTGCGGAGAGCAAAAAATGAGAGTAAGAGACTTACAACAATTCTTAGAATCTTTTACAGCTAGAGATAAATCTGCATCAGGTCAGGGTAATGCGATTAGCGATGCGGTTATCTATGTTGAAGTAAATGGTCAATTAAGAGAAATAAAAAAAATGGAAGTACACGAAAACAGTCAGACTATATTTGGTTTACATAAAAATCATCATTCACACCGTCTTGTAATGAAAACAGGAGAAGTATCGAGCATAGTTTTACCGGATAAACTACGTACTCCAGGCGCATAATGCGCGGGGTAATTACCTCGATAATGACATGGGTCCAGAGGCAAAATTTTATCAACAAATCAAAAGAAATTTTAAAGAGTTTTCGTTTATTCGACTGGAGAATTCCAGCTTACTTGGTACTCCTGATCTATTGGTCTGCAATACTTCTGGGCACTTTTGCACTGTAGAACTCAAGGTAACGAAAAGTAAAAAAATTAGATTCTCACCACATCAAATAGCATTCCATAAACGTCATCCTAAGAATACATTTATCATGGTAAAGGCCCTTGGTCCTTTACCCAAGAATACTTCTTCAGTATTCTTGTACCGTGGTACACGGATCACTGAGCTTGCTGCTTGTGGCTTGACGCTTGACCCCTGTGCTTGTGGCTTTACCGCTTGTTGCTTGATGCTTGACCAGGTTGGTTCGAAAGCTTGACGCTTGGTGCTTGAAGCTTGTCGCTTGCAGCCTGAAGCTTCCGGCGTTAATCCGCCATGACGAAGCTTGAGGCCCGGACCAGGATGCACGCGTTTTACACTCCGTCGAGTTTTTACCGCTAATGACCTGATCCAGTATTCCACGCGGGAATTCTTTAATGCTTTCCATAACTTACTACTTTAACTGTTGGATCCCAGCACGCCCGGCAGTCTCCACACTTGCCGCCCTGCGATGGAGCTGGGCAGCTGGCGTCCTTCTCTACAACCATTGAAGAGTTGGGCCAGGTGTCGTTGCGCTGTCCAATCATTGGAGGTGAAAACCTGATAACAAGATTGTCTGGCTTGCTGGCCAGGTGGTCCTTGATCCATGCCTCACGGGTTGGCATCCAGTGCTTAGTCGCTGGTGTTGCTTCACACACAGCATAAATTTTTTTAAGATGGTCTAGATCCTGAACGTCTCCGGCGTCATGCCATCTAAAATAAGTTGACCGCTTGACCTGAGCTATCATTGCTTCGATCCAGCGGCTGTCTTGTAATGATTTTAATCTTACATATTGAGCTGCCTTGATCGCTTTGTAACGTGTGTAATTTCCTTTGAGCGCATAACAGCTGGCGCATACTGAGCCTTTAACCTTCCTGAGCTTCGAGCCTGTTTTGCATTCCCAGGCTGGCAG